TCGTCGTCCAGCGGCCAGTACGTGTTCTCCAGCGCCGTGCAGGCCTGCTCGCAAGGGGTGTAGGTGCATGCCTCGGGTTCGTGGCTGGGCTCGTCGTCGGGCGCGTCGCCGTAATAACGGTCACATGCCTCGGTCCAGTAGGGCTCGCGCAGGTTGAACACGTAGGCGTCCTCCTGCGCCTGCAGGGTGTACTGGCGGGGCTGGTCGATGGTCACGGTGTCGTCGTGGTCTGCGTAGCCCCGGATGACCTGGAGGGTGGCGAGGAGAGGGAGTTCGGTGAGGCCTGTATGGGCCTGGATGAAGGCTTGGGAGGGCATTGGGTGTCCTTTCAGGGTTGGAGACGTTTTCGGGGGTCTCGGGTCTTGACAGGGGGGGCGGAGAGGTGTATGGACCCCTCGCTAAGTCATTGATTCATGCTGTTTCTAACCATAAAAAATTGGTCAAAAGCACTTTTGGAAAAAAGACCCCCCCCACCTAGCCAAAAAGCAAAAAGCCCGAACAAGAGAGAGAAGGACTTGATAAAAGGCAAACTCCGCACTTTTGCTTTTTGGCGAGCTGGAACCCCTCAACCCTAAAAAAATAAAGTTAAAAAAGGGTTAGAAGTAGGTTTTTAGGGGGCGTTTTTTCAACTTTTGAGGGGTTCTTAACCAAGTGCTTTTCGCATTGTGAAAGGGCACGCAATTTTATTGCGTGCGACATAGCGCAGCACTTGCGTCAGTACTTGACCGTGGTGAGGGGTCATTGAGCTTTTTCGTTTTTGGCGTTTTTGATTTTGGAAGCTCAAACACAAGTTGAAATTTGGGTTAGAAAAACAGGGTGTTTCTAACCCAAATGACCCCGAAATATGGGGTCGTTTGTTACGGACTGTTGCACAAGTTACAGGTGCTCACCGTGGGAATTGTTGAGTCTGGTTGAGGGTCTTTAATTGGGGTCAGACCCTTTTTGCGGCTTCGCGGACGTTGCGGAGCGCTTGCGCTGTGGGCTTGCGGATGAGGCGCTTCAGCGCGAGCTGCAAGCGCTGGTGGTTGATCGGGCTCATGATTGGCCCGCCTTGTTCTGCGGCAAGCGGGTCATGCCGGTATGCCTGGCATAGGACTCGGCGATGGTGAGGGGGCGAGGCTTGCGGGTGGGCTTGGCAGGTTGAAGGGCAGGCCGATCGGCGTGCAGGGTGTTGGGCTTGATTCGGATGATGGCCATGGGTTACTCCGGGATGACGTGAAGGGAGGCTTCGTAGGCGCACACCGCAAGGTGCGTGCTGGCCGCGTTGACTGCGATGTGGGCTTCGATCAGCATGGCGTTGGTCTCTGCCTTGTCGGCGATCCCATCGTCGAGCATGGCGCGCGTCAGCGCGGTGATGTGGTGCTCTTGGGTGAGTGCATTGGCATAGGCCAGCGCGGCATCCGCAAGGGTCAGTCGAGCGGGCAGGGGGATGGATTGGTTGTCGAGTGCGTTCATGGTGTTGGTCCTTTCAGGGCGCGGTGTCGGCGCCAGGGTACGGGGCAGTGGTGCCGGCGAAGATGGCATCCTCGTTCCTGCAGTTCAGCGTGAACAGGATGCGTTGGCGGCTGGTGAACCCTTCGCCATTCAAGAGCAGGTGCTGGCCGGGCTTGACGAGCTTGCACAGCTCTTCGAGAGCCTCGACAAGCTGGGCATCCGGCACGTACAGCGGATCGTGCAGCACGCGGCCATGCCTGTCACAGATGGCCAGACTGTTCTCCTCGACGACGCAGTAGTCGATGCCCATGTCGCGCATCTGGCCGATGTTGTGCCACCGCAAGAGGTCGCCGGCCTTGTGCACGGTGGCTTGCGTTTCGGGGTGCAGCACATCGACTGCCAGGCGGTGCGCTGAGCACTGGAAGATTGGCAAGGCTTGCCGGCGGGTCATGTCGATCCCGCAAGCGATGGCGTGAGCGGTGAAGTCCATTGAGTGCCTTTCAGGGGTGGGGACGGAGACGCAAAGGCTGGTTGCCCTTGCGTCACGATCCGTGATGGTTTCTGCGTTGATCGAACGCGGCGAACCCGCAGCACTCCGCAAGGATGCGGGTGCTTTGGGTGGTTTGAGTAATGGGATGGTTCGCACACTACGCGCCGTGTGCTATGGCGATTCGGGATTGCCAGTCCCTGCCCGGTCTTTGCTGGTGCCGGGCTATGACCAGCGCATTCTTCGGCTGACTCTGGTGACAGCTTCGCTAGTGTTGTCGGATAAGGCTTTGCGACCCTCACAGTATCGCACGCTCGTTATCCCGAGTTATTCAGGCTTATCGCAAGGGGAGTATTCCATTGTGGGGTAGTCGGGTTCCCGGAGAAACCCGCATCAAGCCCTATTCCCTATGCTATGCATGCGTGCTGAACAACGACTAGCGACATTCCCGATTGCCATAGCCGTTTATAGGGTATGGCAGCCATTTCCCGCAAGGCGGGTTTCAAATGCGCTAAACGTCTGTAGGTGCGCTGTACTTTTGCCGTTTCGGTTCCATTAGGGTATCGGGCATGGGGTTGCCGCTGGATATCCCTTTATGCATTACTAACCCGTGGCCCCTAATGGTTTAGGTGGGGTCGGTGGGCGTTTTGCTTGGTGGCAGTGTGGTGGCACTGGCCTACAGTTTGCCGCTGACTCGCGGCGCCTATGATTCTGCCCCCACTGCGCGCGCTATCGGTTCCCTTATCACACCGGTGTGTTCACAGTGGTTTAGGGTGCACGATAGGCGTTAATCGCTATCAATCGATACTGTGTGCCTTGCGAGTATGACGCTGCAGTGGGTTCCCGGATATGTAGGTGGGAACCGTGCGCACCATCCGCAAGGGGTCACAGTGGGGGGCAGATTGTTAATGAGCCACTAGGGGTGACTGCGCACCGTTACCGGGTGCAGTCCCTGCTAGCGAACGCATGGGGTGTAGCGTATCTACACCCCAGGGCTATCCACTGGCACGGGCCAGTGGATAGCCCCCCATAGGGGGCTATGCCTGATTGGTCAGGCAGGGATGGCCATACGTTCCACCATGGCGCGGAGTGCAGCGCACTGCGCATCTGTCAGGGTGTTGGCGTTGACTGCGGCGTCCAGTAAGGTAATGGCATCGTCGATGCGATTCGGCGTGCTGGCCTTGTCCTCGGTCGGCGTGCTGGCCTTGTCCTCGGTCGGCGTGCTGGCCTTGTCCTCGGTCGGCGTGCTGGCCTTGTCCTCGGTCGGCGTGCTGGCCTTCGCCTTGCCTGCGGCCTTCACCAGTGCCCGGGCGGTGGCACGGGCAGCTTTCAGGTCTGCCATGCCCTTGTCGAAATCGACGCGGAACCCGTCAGCCAAAGACCGGTCACCTTGGCGCAGCATCAGGGCTGACGCGGCCGCGAACAAGGGCAGGGCGACCCGGATAGCATCCGTGCCCTTGATATCGCCGGGGTTGCCGGTAATATCGTCGAGCACGCGGAGAACTTGTGCCTTCGTCGGGCCTTTGGGCACGTAGCCCAGGAATTCGAGAGACAAGCGGATGCCGTCAGTGCGGCCCGCGCACGACTGCGTGATAAGGGCTTCGTCGGCGATCGTATCGCCGGCGCCGGTGGTGCGATTGAACAGGGAGAACATGACAGATCCTTTCAAGAGACACGCAGCGGCGCAACCCACCCGGGCTGGCCTTTGCTGCTGTCTGGTCCCCAGTATCTCAATTTGCAGGGTCCGGGTGCAGTCAGGAGTTCTAGATTCACACTGTAGGGTATTCATGATTCGTGATGTAGGGAGATCTCGAATAGTCAGTGCACTGATGGTTTAGATCTAAAGCATAAATCGAGATCTCCCTACAGTGGGGTTGAGAAAGTACTACGGTCTAGAACGTGCTAGAACGTCACAGGATCGACGCGGCCGCGCACCTTCACCACACCATCGACGCGCCCGTGATCGTCGATTCTGCACAATGTGAAATCGTCAGTACACCCTTTATCCACAGGTTATCCACAGGGCTGGCACAGTCCTTGCCGACGTTGGGTGCACCGATGTGGTGCACGTTGGCGCGACGTATAGGGTACGGGTGGGGGTATGCGGCCGCGGCGCCCCTGGGCTCGAAGAATTCGCTCAGGTTTTCGCCAACTTTTTGACAAAAACGAGCGAATCTGGCGCTTTTTCGGCCGATTTTTGAGATTTTTGGCAACTTTTTGACAAAAAACGTCGAATCTGCCCTAAAAACGTCGTAAGTGGGCACATACTGCGCTTCCATGGACAAACAGCCGCCCCTGACCGAGCGCGTCACGCCTCAGATGCGCGACGACCTCTTCAACCGCCGGATCACCACCCGCGCGCTCGCCGCGCAGCTCGGAGTGAGCGAAAACCGCATCTCCAGGCTGTTCCCGGGCAAGATTCCAGGCCCTGTGGCCCAGGCGCTGCGCGACAAGCGCAAGCTGAAGGACATGCGGCACGAGTTCCGGTGCCGGCTGGCCCTCGACGTCATCGCCAGGCGCCTCACCGTCCGCAAGGCCTCCGAGCAGGCGCACTGCACCGAGCGCAGCATGTACCGCTACGTCGCCGAGATGCGCGCCAAGCACCCGCCGCAGGCCCCCACCCCATGACCACGCTGCAGGACTTCGACATGGGCGCGCCCCCGCCGCCGCCCGATGACGACTTCGGCCCGGAGGACCTCCCCACCGGCGAGGAGCTGCTGACCAGCCTCGACCAGATCGACATCGCCAACAGCCTGCTCATCCAGTACCAGAGCGCCATCATGCTGCGCCGGCACGCCCTGGGCGACCGAGAGGCCCCCTTCAACCAGCGCGCCCAGGTCCTGAACGCCGTCAACGGCATCCTCGCCCAGCTGGTCAAGCTGCGCACCGACCTCTACAACAGCGAACGCATCAGGCGCCTGGAGGGCATCCTCCTGTCTTGCATCAAGCACTTGCCCGAAGACGCCCGTCGAGAGTTCATGGAGGTCTACCAGCGTGAGCTTGAACCGACTGGAGGCTGAGCACCTGCGCCGGCTCGAGGAGAGCCTGGCCAACACGTACGGGCTGGCGAACCTTGCGTCCTGGATCGAAGAGAAGACGATCCTCGACAGCCGGCGCTTCTCGTTCAAGAACCACGAGTTCCAGCGCACGGTCATCAACGACGCTGCGCAGACCTCGATCATCGTCAAGTGCGCGCAGATCGGCCTGTCCGAGATCATCTCGCGCTGGGGACTTGGTGCGGCTTGCACCCAGGACGACTTCACGATCATCTACACCTTCCCGACGACCAACGACGCCGAGAAGTTCTGCAAGACCCGGATCGACCCGACGATCGAGGCCAGCGACGCGCTGAAGAGCTCGGTCAACCCCAACCTGAACAACTCCGAGATCAAGCAGTTCGGCCGGAACAGCTTCATCTACTTCCGCGGCACGTTGTCCGAGACCGCGGCCCTGTCCGTGCCGGCGAACGCAATCATTCACGACGAGGTCGACAAGTCGAACCTCGAGCAGATGAGCGTCTACGTCAGCCGGCTGCAGCACAAGCCCCACAAGCTGCGCAAGCTCTTCAGCACGCCCACGGTGAACCGGTACGGCATTTCGAAGGAGGCCGAGACGGCCCGCCGCTACCGCCAAGTCCTGCGCTGCAACCGCTGCAACCACGAGTTCCTGCCGGACTACTTCGAGCACATCCACATCCCCGGCTTCGACAAGCCGAAGAAGGAGATCACGAAGGCGACGCTGAAGGACATCCGGTGGAAGGACGCCACCGTCCTGTGCCCGCACTGCGGCAAGACGCCGGACCTGCACGAGCGCTACCTCACCTGGATCTGCGAGAACAGCCACGAGGCGTACGACGCCAACGCCTGGTTCCTGACCCCCTTCTCCGCCGCGCTGGCCATCCCCAGCCCTGCAGAGATCAAGCGGTACGGCGCGGCCGGCGCGCTGGCGGGCTACCTGGTCAAGAATTCGACGGAGTACGACAAGTATTCCGAGTTCCAGAACCAGGCCCTGGGCCTGACCGCGGAGGACGAGAACGACTCGATCACCACGGCCGACCTCGACCGCTCCCTCGTCGCCTCAGACCTGGTCGACAGCGGCACGCACCAGATGGGCGCAGACATGGGCATGATGTGTCACATCTCGATCGGCCGAGAAGCGCCAGACGGCGAGCTCCTGGTCGTCCACCGCGAATCGGTGCCCTACACCCGCTTCGAAGCCCGGCGCGCCGAGCTGTGTGCCAAGTACCGCGTGACCATCAGCGTGCACGACGCGCAGCCGTACGTCGACATGATCAACCGGATCACGGAGCGCGACCCCAACGCCTGGGCCAGCGTCTTCACCACCGGCACGCCCTCGGTCCTGTTCAGCATCAAGGAGCAGGAGGAGGACAAGATGGAGGGCAAGCTGAACATGCGCCGGCTCAACGTCACACGCACGATGGCCTTCGACAACCTGATGGCGGACATCAAGGCGGGCCGGGTCATCGTCGCGAAGAACTCGGCACTCGACGAGACCTGGAAGTCGCAGATGCAGAGCTTGAAGCGGGTGGCGAAGTTTGACAAAAGCAAGGACATCTTCTACGTCTGGGAGAAGACGGACGGGCAGGACCACTACCACTTCTCGCTCCTGTACCTCCGGCTTGCGACCTTGCTCAAGGGGATGGTGGCGGGCATGACGGCGCCGGGCGCCGTACCGCTGGTCAAGTCCTTCCTCCTCCGACAGCGCTGATCCTGTCAGTGCGCCGCCCCCCATCCCCAGGATAATCCGCCGATGGGCCGCCTCCACACATTCGCCTCGAATCTGCTGGCTGCAGCCACGCTGCCGACCATGCCGCCGCCGAAGGTGCCGAACAAGCAGCAGGCGCTGCCCGGCTACCGCACGCAGCGCGTGGCCTCCAGCGCAGCCATCCGAAAGACCGACCGCGGGCTGGCCAACACCGACCTGCTGAGCTTCCGTACCGCGCGCGGCACAGACGAGGTGGTCCGGCAGCTGGTGGCCGGCAGCCCGGACATGTCCAGCGTGATGGCCACGTACCTGCGCGTGGGCATTCCCGAGGGCTTCACCATCCTGGGCCACAACATGGACGGCTCGATCAGCCCGGAGGCGACCGCACTTGCGCACCAGGTGTTGCGCCGCTGGACCTTCGTGCCCGATTACAGCCTGGGGTTCAACCCGCAGAGCAGCCTGCAGGGGCTGAGCGAGACGATGGGCAAGGAGCTGCTGCAGTACGGCGCCCTTGCCGCCGAGGTGGTGCTGGACAAGGCCCGGCTGCCGATGCAGCTGTCGCCCATCACCGTGACCACGCTGAAGTTCTACGAAGAGGACATGGGCGTGCGCCCGGTCCAGGACGTGGGCGGCGTGGAGACGAACCTCGACATCCCCACGTTCATCTACGTGAGCGTGGACCAGGACCAGTTGACGCCCTACGCCAGCTCGTACCTCGAGGCGGCGATCCAGCCGATCCTGGCGGACGCGGACTTCACCAACGACTTGCGTCGCGTGCTCAAGCGCGCCGTGCACCCGCGGGTGGTGGCCACGCTGATCGAGGACAAGCTGCGCCGGACGGTGGGCCCCGAGATCCTGAACGACCCGGTGAAGTATGCCGAGGCGCTCAACACGATGATCGCCTCGGTCGAGACGGTGCTCAACGGGCTGGACCCGCAGGATGCGCTGGTCGGCTTCGATGCGGTCGAGTACGGCTACATGGAGGGCTCGCCGCCCGACATGGCTGGCACCTTCAAGGCGGTGCAGGAGATCCTGAACGCGAAGGTGTCCACCGGCGCGAAGACGATGCCGGCCGTGCTGGGCCACAGCAGCGGCAGCAACGCGGCCAGCGCCGAGACGATGCTCTACCTGAAGCATGCGGACCTGGTGCGGCGCAAGCTGAACGAGCTGTACAGCCGCGCGTTGACGCTGTCCGTGCGCCTGTTCGGCGTCGATGGTTACGTCACCTTCACCTACGACCGGCTGGACTTGCGGCCGGACGGTGAGCTCGAGGCCTACAAGGCGATGTACCAGGCGCGGATCCTGGAGCAGCTGAGTCTGGGCCTGCTCTCGGACGAGCAGGCTTGCGTCATGCTGACGGGCCAGCTGCCGCCGGCGGGCATGACTCCGCTCAGCGGCACGATGTTCCACGGTGGCGCCGCGGCGCCGATCGAGAACCCGCAGAGCGGCACCAGCACCATGAACAAGACGCTGAAGCCCGGCACGCCGGCTTCTCCCAAGTCGCCCAAGAAGGCGGCCAATGTCATCCCGATTGAAGGCAGCCTGTGAACCCCTCCAACCTGACCCACCTGACCGATCGCGCAACCGCGGCCTCGGCGCAGGCTGAGGCGCTGCTGGCCGAGGCGGAAGCGCTCCGCCAGGCGGCCGCCGACCTGCAGCAGCAGGAGGTCGCCCTGGCCGACCTGCAGGCGCGTGTTTCGAACCTGCAGGCCAGCCTGACCACGGCCGAGTCGGACCTCACCGCGGAGAAGACGCAGCACGCCGCGGCGCGCCAGGTGCTCGCCGAAGCGCAGCAGCAGGTGCTGCTTCAGATGGCCGAGGTCGAGCGGCTGCGCGACGAAGTGACGCAGCGCGAGGCGCAGATCGTGCTGCTGAACGAAGAGGTCGCTCGCCTGCAGGCGCAGCTGGACCCGCCGCCTGCGCCCACTTACCGTCTGACCGCCAGCGCTACCGAAGTGGACGAAGGAGCCACAGTCGTCTGCACGCTCCACACCACGGGTGTCCCTGAGGGGACCGCGCTGCCCTACGAGCTGGCTGGCGTTTCCGCTCCGGACGTAGTGGGCGGGGAGCTGACCGGCTTCTTCTTCGTTGGCGCGGAAGGGACTGGCACCGTGCTCATCACCACGGTGCGGGACGCCACCACGGAGGGCGCGGAGACGCTGACGATCAGGCTGCTCCGAGGCCTTGCGGAAGTGTCTGTCCAGGTGCTGGACACGAGCGTCGAACCGCCGGCCGTGCCGGGCGACCCCGTGCCGCTGCCCCCTGGCTTGCGCTACCGTGACCAGCACCCCTACCTGTTTGCGACCGTTCTCAAGGCCTTCGAGCCCAGTCGCCTGCCCGGCGGCTCGCCGCTGCGCCTCGAGGGCTACGGCCCGACTGGGACGGTGGTCGGCGCCAACGCCGGCGCATGGAAGCATCGAGGAGGGGACTGGGTTGACGCGGATGGCGTGAGCCAGGGCGCGAAGCCGTGGCTGTCGACACCCATCAACGCAGTGAAGTCTGGCTCGGCGGATTACGCCACCGACTGCACAGCCATCGTGCAAGAGTCGCAGAAGCCAGGCCGTTACCTGGCCATGCTGCTGCGCACCAGCGGAGGAGCGCAGCGCCGGCTGTCGGGCGTGTTCGGCACCAGCCCTCCGAGCATCGCTGTCGTCTATGACGACGGCAGCACGGCAACGCTGGCCTGCCGCATCACGGCCGCCATCGTCAGCACCAGCATCCCAGAGACGACCCTCGCCGAGGTGTCGCTGCCCGTGTTCGCTGAGTTCAACCGGCCGGACAGGCCTGTTGCGGCCGCGACGCTGCTGCTCACCGTCGCCCAGCACCACGACGGCGTGACCAACCTGCACGGCTTCTTGCTCGACCCCCCGCGCAACACGAACTCGGTGCAACTGGGCATTGCCGCAGACGCGCCGCTCGACGCTGGCCTGCCGGGTCGCGCCGATGTCATCCACGTTCATCGCTGCATGGACGGGACGACCCTCAAGGATTTCGTCTACAGCGAGCCCGTCAGCGGCCCGGCCGGGTACAACTTCAGCGCCGAGAACGCGTTTGATCCCGCCATCTACGAAACCGGCCCGACTGACCTGACGCGATTTCCCCACGTTGGCCTGGGCAAGTGGGTCGGCGCGCCGGTCAACGAGGCGGCGATCGACAAGAACGGCTTGCGCATCCCGGCCCTGTGGCGCCTGGTTGACAGCACCTACCGCGGCGAGGGGTTTGAACCACTCGCGCCTGGCGTTGGCGCCATCCGCATGTTGATGCGCAAGGGGGTAGACCTCACCACCGGTGAGCCCGTCAAGGACGGCTCCTTCGTGGGTTACGGCGGCACCAATGGCGGCGCGGCGCGGCTGTTCATGCCTGAGGAGCGGTTTGGTCGGCAGAAGCGCGT